TAGTAGATGAACTATTACAATCTCCCTCACTACCACAAGCGTCTACTCTAAATTCCCAAGAGTTTGTTTCTGTAGCTTTAAAACTATAAGAAGTATTTGTAGTAACTAATACTTGTGTCCACTGTGTTTCATCTGTCTTAGAGAATATCTTATAGTTACTTGCACTAACAAAACCATTATCATTTGCGTCCCAAGTAATTGTTAAATTATCACCACTTGTGTCAACAGAACTAGCTAAGTTAGAAACCTTTGCTGGCTTGTTTTGTATTGTTGTACTTAGAGTCGAAGTCCAAGATGAATACAAACTATTTGTATCGTTATCACTTCTAATTGCTGTATTGAATAATCCATGTGCCTCATTAAATATTAATTCTATGTAACTAGCTGTAAATGTGTATTCTGTATTTAAAGCGTTTTCATCTCCTACATTTCCTGTAGCAATACCATAAGGACTAGCAGTTCCCTCATCATTTAAACCAAAACCTATTGCGTATCTTTCTGGACTTGTATTACCATCTGTAGGTGCGTCCCAATCAATAGTTACAGTTCCATTTTCATAATCCACAGTTGCAGTTTGATTGGTAGGATCACCAATAGTTAAAGGAACAGTAGTCGTGGTAGTCGTAGTAGTTACTACATAAGGATTACAAGCGTCTGTTCCTGTAGGTGCAGACCAATCTGTTTGGTTATAATCAAATGGTGCTCCTGCATATAAATTCCAAGATGTTTCATTTGTTAATTCAGATACACTGTTATCTGTTTCATTATTAGATCTAACTCTATAATAAATATTTGTTCCTGCTGGATCATTGAAATAATATTTTAAATCATCAAGACTAAATGTGTAATACTGCCAAGTATCTGTTTGATGACCAAAAGAAGTTGTAACACAAAAACTATTTGTTTCAGTTATACCACTAGATTGACTAAAGAATATTGTGTAGTTTTCTGGTGGACTATCTTCATAACCATCAGAACCTAATATACCAATAGTAAAAGTCCCTGCGTTAGCATCATCACTAGCATTTGTACCATAAGGTGCTTGTGTAGGAACATGGTCAGCCATAGCAATAGGTAAAGGATAAATAAGTAAGCCAACGATTAATAAACGAGCTAAGGTATTAAATTTACGAAGCACTTTCTCATCACTTCCTACCTCTTCCCACCATCATATTTTACGGCATGTCCCTCATCAACCATTAAATCGTTGATACTTACATCATTAATAAAAATCTCACCTAATACACGACCATATTTACCAGATCCGTGTGATTTCATTTCTAGATCTGCTTGTGCATTTTCTAATGTTTTAATTAGCCAATCTTTTGCAGCCAACCCTCGTTTTTTCTCTTCAAGATCTCTTGTTCTAGACTCTGGAGCGTTAATGCCCATAAGTCGTACACGGCATTTATGCCACACATTAAAACCCAAATCAATTCTGACATCTATTGTGTCTCCATCTACTACTCGTAATAATTCAATTTTATAATAATACATACATCTCTCAATTGACAAAGGGGGCTAACGCCCCCAAAGTCTTTGCGCACCTGATCCCTTTCAGGATCAAATCTTAACCTTTTGGAAAGTTCGACATAAATTTAAAAGGTGCTTCCTCTATTACATTTTGCAATGCTGAGAAAAATGCTGCACCAGCAGCTACTACGGCACCCTCTAAAATAGACATTTCTAGCCAACCTGATTGTGCAGCGACTATCACTCCAACACCAGCTTGCAAGCCAGTTCTGACTGCTCTAACTAATGACACCTTAAAAGCATCAGTGAGTTCCCATTTCATATTTATCTCCTACTGTTTTGCAAAAGAAATGTCCCAGGTTTTTTTACCTAGAACACCATCTTCTTTTAGCCCAAACTCCTTTTGAAGTTCGAGTACTTTTTTCCTTGATCCATTTCCATACCAACCATCAGGACTTAAACCTACAGCTTTTTGCCATGCTTTAAGATCTTCTGATTTTATCATAGGCACTTGTACCTTGAAGTGTATGTTAGGCCATTTAGGAAAATCTTTTGAAAAATCATATATTTCTGTTTCTTTTTTTCCGATATCGGAAACTTTTGAATCTGTAGGACTTTCTGAATATATAGGTTCTTTTCCTGATACAGCAATATATTCGTTATCACCAGTATCGTCAAAATCTACATATTTTACATAAACATCTTCACCTGACAATATTGCGTCTCTCACTTTAGGATAAAGAAATTTGTACGCAGAAACGCTTGATCCAACCCAGCCATCTTTTTTAACAAGATTACTTTCTTGATTTTGGCCAATAATGAGACAACCAGAGGTCGACTCATCATTGTTCCCAGTATGCCAAAGAATCCACTCGAAATTAGGTACATTATTTACATAAATCATACCTTTGTGAAACTCAGGTCCATACTTCTTAAGATACCTCGAATGAAAACCACCTTCAGTTCTTAAAGTTAACTTATATGTTCCAGCAGGTATTCTTGTTTCGTGTTTTACTTTTTTTGATCTATATTCATCTTCAACGGTATAACAAAGAAATTTCCTTTTATCATCTGTAATATCAAATAAGATACCACTTGTTGAGTCTGGTTGTGAGCTGATTCTTAATACTTCTAAAAACATACATAGCTAGTTTAATTTACTAGATATGGGTTTTAGGTATTTAACAGTTATATGGGAAAAATTTTAAATTATCCCAAAAGTACATTTTATTTTCACTACTTACAGTAAAACCTACTTGAGCAGGTGGCGACCAATCGCCTGAAATATCTTTGTACCACTCGGATCCACCATCGACTGACGGACATTGCATAAACCATCTTCCACGATTAGATATACAAAAATAATGATGAAAATGACCAGAAACTATGAGATCGCTGTCACCTATCGGCTCACGCCCCATACATTGTCCTGCAAACCATTTAATACCTTTATCAAAAGCAAATCTACCTGTTTTCACAGATACTCCAGATCTAAACTGATGACCATGAACTAGACCAACCAGTTTTCCAGAAATCTCAACTGTAGCTGATAATTCGCTTTCAGGAATTAAAAACTTAACATGACCAAACGCTTTTTTATTTTGAGATAATATTTCTTGCACTTGTTCATATATCGCTACATCGTGATTATCAGCAAAATCCGTAAAAGTTTTTCCGTTATTACGATTTTCACCATGATTTCCGTGAATTGCCGAAACTGTTACAGTGTCGAATAATGGAGCCCATTCTGTAATTGCTTTTACAATTATTCTACGAGCTACCTTAACTTGATCACGAAGATTGAGCTGTACTCCATAAATTTGCGTGTCGTAATGGCCAGTACAATTTTCGATAATATCCCCTAAAGATAATATGTGTAAATGCTTTAACTTCTTTCCACTTTTTCTCATCTTTAAGACATAATCAGTAAAATCAGGAATCATTTGATTTAAACGATCTACTATTGCTGTAGTTCCATCTCCATCAGGTTTACCTAATTGCCAATCAGAAAAACAAATGACAGCACTATCGTCTTTATCAACCTTAGGTAATTTAGGTTTTTTAACCTTTTTGACTTCAGCTAATAATTTGTCATAGTCTGGATCATTTGGATTTCTAGGTTTCTTAGATACTATCTTTGCTTTGTAATAAAAAAGTCGTGTCCCACCATCGACCATACTATCCCAACTTCTAACCTCTACAGGCTCTACAACATCATATAATTTAGGATCTAGTTCTAGTTCCTTTAATATATGCGTAAAGTCAGTGATGTTTCCATCTTTTTGTGGTTTAGAAGTTATTTCACCCTCGTTACCTTTTAATTTGTAACCAGGATCATAACCTTTTAGATTTTCGTTGTTCTTTCTTTTTGCATTAGAAAGATCACTTCTATTTTTTGCGTACTCTTCAAGACTTGACATAGCGTTCCATTGTATTTCTTAGTTGGGTTCTTATATAATCTACGGCTAAAGGACAGCCTTGATCTTCTACTAACCAAATAGCAGCACCTCTAAAGGTAACAGTGCCATTTTTAACACCCTCTAATGCTTCGATCCACGCAGCCCTGTTTGAATCGGATTGATCACGCCACGGAATTGGTCCAGTCCTAGAATTATAATTATCTGAAAACTCCTTTAAAGAACTCATTATTCTTCTTCAGCTTTTGGTGTATTTTTACCTGATACTTGTGCAAGAACTTGTTGTAAATTTGTGTTTTGAACTTTCATTTCAGAGTTCTTTAACTCAAGATTCGCAATTTTTTCTGCTGTATCAGCTAACATTTGTCTAAGAGTTCTGTTCTCAGCTTGTAGCTTATTAGCTATATCTGCAACTTGCTCTGGACTTAATTGTTGTTGATCTGCCATCACAATCCTTTCTTAATAATTAATTAATTACTACATAATTATATACAATAATATTTGAGATTTCGACTTTATGAACTATTTTTTACAGCCACAGTCACACTGATCTAGATCATCAATATGCTGTTTTATATCAATATTTGACTTTGGTGAACGATTAGTAATGTTACTTTTTTTAATAAGTTGCCATTCTAGATCGTATAAATTTACCATAATCTATTCTACTATATAAATACACTCACCTGGGCATTCTTCAGCTGCCTCACGCACTATATCTTCTTGACCTGTAGGTATTCTTGCTAAACCTTCAGCACCCTGTGAATTATTATGTATTGCACTAAATATCTTTAATTCGCCAAAATTACCTACTGTTTCTTGTACATAAGCTAAACCATCATTTTGCATAATAAAAACATCAGGTGCTATTTCAGCACAAAGTCCGTCACCTGTACAAAGATCTTGATCTATATAAACTTTCATATATTCTTCCTTATATTTTTAATATATCTGCCTTGAAACATAGTTCCTAACTTCCAACGAGTTTCCTTTAATTTTTGTTGAATATCTTTGTATTCTAGCATTTCAATTTGCCAGTTTTCTCTTTTAAATGGGTACAAGTAGAACAATGGTTCGCCTTGCTTAATCAGTATTTCTCTATCTTTAGATGTAACAATTAATTGTGGATTCAAATCATGGTATTCATCACTATCTAATAATCCCCACGGAAAGTACCAGTCAGGATTATTGTGATATAAAAGTGGTATTTGCATTACGCTATAACCTTTTGGTGTAATTACAGCTAATGGGTGCTTAATTTTAAAAACACCTTTTATATTTTTGTTAGGATAATGATCTTTAAATTGATAATCTGCATGATATTCAAGTTCTATTATATTTGTAGGTGTTCGCCACATCCATTCATCGTGTGTTGCATTTATATATATATCGCATGGTGCAGGAATAACAATTCCATATTTCCATATATCTCTGAAACTAGGACACTTCTTTATTGTTGACATATCTAATTGATGTAATAAAGCTGTTTTAGGATCATCTATTGCTTTATGAACTGGCATATCTTTAAACCAATCAGGTATAAAATTCTTTGCAGGTTGAGGTAATGTTTTACCTATAGGTACATAGTCCTCTCTGCGTGGTGCAAATTGGATCTTCATTTGTACCTTCTAGTAATTTCTCTGTAGCCACCTGTCATCTTTGATCGAAGTTTAAAACTTTCATCACGCATTGCGTCATTTTCAAAATCATCAAACTCTTTAGCAACCATATTTGTTTTCTCTCTTTTAAATGGTATGACATGTAAAAATGGACTACCTCTTTTTAACAACCTATCACCCTCACTATGCCAAATGCTAGGAAAGTTTACTTGATGAAATGAATCTGTCTCAACAATACCAGGTATCAAAGTAAAATCTCTATTAGGGTGCATTTGTGGTTGCAAGAACAATGTTGACCAACCTGGTGGTGTCCAAAAGAACCAAGGACTTGTAAACTTAACAGCATTTCTAAAATCATTTCTTTCAAAAGGATATGTACTAAGTTGTTCATTGTTATGAAACTCTATAACAGTTGCAAAAGTATCATCAGGATGGTTAGTTTCAAAGTGAAATTGATCACCATGTCTTTGAACTAATATATCTGTCCATAAAGGAATAATGTATCCCTCAGTAAAATAATCTACAACAGCAGGACATTTCTTAACAGTATGCGAGTTTAGATCTTTAAGTATTGGTCCTAACTTAGGAAATGGCTTATCGTTCATACGAGGTAGATCAAGTGGTAACTTTTTAAACCACTCAGGGATCATTTGACCTGCTGGAACAGGTGGTGCTACCTCCAATAAGGACGGAACCATAGTTGCAAAAGTTATATTATTTTCTTTTTTCTTAAACATTTTTATCCTTATAAAACCAATGATCTGGTTCAACATAGTGAAGAAACAACATACCTACTTTGTTATTTTCAGGATCTGGGAAATCTTCACGCCAATGTTCTTGTTCCTCACCATAAAATGCAAGAGCTTGATTAGGTTGTAATGTGTAAGCTCTGCCCTCTATAAATAAATCCCACGCTGTTTCTTGATATAGACAAATATCTAAAGTGTATGTACAAGCATTATTATCTATATGCTTTTCTAAACTTGCTTTCTCGCCCTCATAATGTGCAAATAAGGCATAGCTAGGCAGCAAAGTATCTGATTCAAATATATTCCTCGCTAATTCCACGGATCTGGCATAAAAAGGCTCTATTGCTTTCCATTCGTGATTATTTACAAAGTATCTACCAAAATCTTCAGAATAGGGAAATCTTTTATAACTTCTTTTACATATATTTACAATACGATCAAATACTTGATCTTCAAATATATTTTCTATTACTTTCTCTTGTCTTTCCATATTCTCTGTTTTCTAGGCATTAGTTTCTTTGGTCGTCTAGCTAAAGCCTCTGTATACAATTCATTAGTGTTTCGTCTATTTACAGATGATTGACTAATTAAGTTCCATTGCTTACTAAAAGTTTCGTTCCACGGCACATACTCTAACTTGACTGGTTTAGAAAATAAAAGATTAAACATTACTGTATCGTGATTTAATAGTAATTCCTCTTGTTCTAAATCAACCCACTCAAATGCCCATGATAAACCACGAGACCATGCGTGTATTGGCATAAAACCAGGTATTGTTGTAATTGGTAAGTTTTTACCAACATTACGATCAGAGGGTAATACATCCATCCAAACATCAGGATCATCAGTAAATAACATAACAGGCATAGAAATTTGCATTGTAGGAATACCAGGTCTAGCCCAACCCTCTTTTTCTTCCATAATTAATTCTGTAAAAGGACCATGATGTTTAACATTGCCATAGTAATTAGCTGACACATTGTAACCACCAAAGCGATCAACTTCATCAGCAAATTTATTTTTTTGTAATTTAACCTTTACATAGCTATATGGAAAATTTACTTCATATAATCTACTACGCATAAACTGTGTAGATACACAACCATTAGGTGCTTTTACAAACTTTTTAGGTAATTCATAATTAATAGGTGGCAACGAACTACTTTCATTGTTTTCCAATTGTCCCCAAGCTAAATTACGAGTAGGAATTGTATAGGCAACTCTTGGCGCATTTCTTAGATTATCTTTCATAGGTTGCGACCATATATCAGTTAATCTAAAATTCTTTGGTACTGGACATTTCATAATATTCCTTGATCCTTCCATCTTTTCTTATTCTGTTGGGTAAGCCAACGATAAAAACCATTTTGTCTTGTTCTCTCTGCTGATCTACTCTTTGCATAATACTTTTTATCAAGCTCATCCATTTCTCTTGTCACACCAACTTCAAGATCCCAACCATCTCTACGATAGGGGATAACCTGAATTAAAGGCATGCCTTGTCTAAAAGTTCTTTCTCCTGTGCCATGATATAAAAAAGGTATGTTCATTTGATGATATGAGTCTGTTTCGACAATACTAGGCATTATTTCTATTTCCCAATGTCTGTGATACCACGGTGACATAATCAACACTGACCAACCTGGTGGTGTAATAATATCCCACGGATTACTAAATTTTAAAGCTGTGTGATAACTTTCAGGTGGTATAGGCATATTTCCTATTGAAGCAGGATTATGATATGTTACCGTATCGTTATATGCGTGTTTGTTATACCAATTAAACCCTGTATCTTTTGAGTGACTTATCTTTAGATCTAACCACAAAGGTATAATGTAGCCACTAAACATAATATCTTTAACCGTTGGACATTTTTTTAGTGAGTTATCTTTGTATGGTACACTATTCCAACTTTCATCATCAGCCCTCATCTCTGTCCACTCTCTTTGCAAATGCTTATACCAAGCTGGCATAAATTCAGTTGCAGGTTTAGGTGGTGCGAGATCTACATATTCAGGATCTGCTGTAAGAAATAAAATCTTATCATCACCAACTTTGTGTTCTTTTTCCTCTAGAAATCTTGAATATTTTTTTGTTTCCCACCATCGTTTTGCCATATTACTCCAATAATAAATGTGCTTGTTGAACTACTTTTAAACCATCTTCAGGATTATCTCCTGTAAATTGTGACTTCAATGTAATAGTATTATCAGAACTATTCCAGTGAATAATATTTATTGATGTAAAACCCCAATTTCTTAATGCAGTAAAATCAGTATTTGGACTTGCTTTTAGATCATTATTCCAATACATAATAACTTTACAGTCAGGATTATTAGTTAAAGTATCTGTACAGCCACTTAGAACATCCATTTCTTTACCATTGACATCTATGACAATAAGATCAAGATCAGTCAAAGACAAACTATCTACAGTTATTACATCTACTGCCTCACTGTTATCACCAAATAACAGATCTAACTTTGCACCTGATTTGTTATCATCAAAATAGTACATAGTTCCAGATCCAGATGTGCTATCGCATGCTTTATTAATATTTGTAGAGTTAGGACAATTAGTTTCTAATTTAGCAAAACGATCACTTTGTGGTTCTATATTTGTTAGATCAACATCTGCATCTTCTAGTATTTTACTGGCCACACCAACACCTGCACCTACTATGAGAGCTTTGTTAATGCTGCCAAAGTTTTGATCTAGCCAAAATTCTAAACTTGGTGCCAATGTGCTAGTTTCATTTAATAATTTATATTCAGATTTATCATTTTCATCTATATCAACTGTTGTGTTGTTTAGTAATGTCTTGTTCATAACCAATCTTTCTCAATTTCACTAAAATGCCTACCTGATGGAAATTGTGCATTACCTGTACTGTATTCACCTAATATAAAATGGTAACTACTAGGGGTTGCATAGTTCAAGTATAGTGCAAGAGTTATACCACCTGGGTTATTTAATCTACTATGATTTTGTTTAGATCCGTGATATGCTACTGATTCTTCGTTTCCTAATTCAATAATATGTCCACCAATATCTATTTTCCAAGTATTCTCAGAAAAATAATTGTACATAATAGTGTATTCAACTGGATCAGTGTCTTTATGAACAGGATGTTGTTGATCAAACTCATACCAGTTAAGTGTCGCAAATGTAGGTAGCAAGTCATGAACATCAAACACTTCTCTTGCTTTGTCTATTGTATAAGTGTGTAGTGTATTTAACTCTGGACACATTTTGACCATGTGTCCTGTATTTTTCTTAAACCATGTGTCATCGTTGTTATAAGGCGTTTCACTATCTAACCAATATCTCATTTCCTCTAATTGATTACCTTTAAATAAATCTGGTATAACAACTGCGTCCATTAGACACCCTCTGGTCTGTAGTTATGAGGCATACCATCAAGATCAAGTCTATGACCTAGCCATGTTACGATTGCATACTTTGTACCATTCACAACAGGCATAGCTCTGTGAGTGTATGCGTAATTGCTAGGAAATAATACTAGAGCAGGTTTTTCTGGTTTCACATTTTCGTCAAAATGTACGAAGTATGTTCCACCACCTTCGTATTCACTTGGGTTTAATAAAATTAAAGCTGATAAATAGCGAGGTATATGTGGTGCATAATCACTATGTGGCTTATACTCTTGCCCACCTTGATATCTTAATAAGGTATATCCCTCATCATGTTGAATAGGAAATTCGTACTTTTCTGTATATTCATTAACATACTTCATTAAAATACCATGAATTAGATCGTTAATGTTTCTGATGTCGGAAAAGTATTGATCCTTACCAGATTTTACAGCTTCACGATAAAGTCTTGTTTCTTGTGGAGTAAAAGCTAATTGAGAAATGTTAAATAATTTATTTGATCTAATATCGCCACCTTTGTGACCTTTACCTACTGAGGCATCTTCATATCCTATTTCAATATCAGTATCTTTATCTATTTCCTCAGTAACTGCAATTATTTGCTTGGCTTGATCTTCTGTAATTGCGTCCTCATATATTTCTACGCAACCCATAACTCTTTTCATCTTAACTCCCTTGCTTTTACTTCTGCCAATGGCATACCACTATTATAACTATCCATATCATAATTACTGCTACAGGGAACTAAAAATGCTGCCTTTCTACCATTTAATAATGGTGTAGTTGCATGTGAATACATATAATTACTTGGCATTATAACAACTGATCCTGCTGGTGGTTTATATGGCATTGCTTCAGGAAAATACTTAAATACTAAAGCACCACCATCAAAATCATCATTAAGGTATGTAAGTACAGTACATCTTCTTAAATAAGGTGCCATATAAAACTTATTATTTTTAGGATTTCTTACTGAGTGATTATCACTATGAAATGTCATGTGTTTTGGTGGTCTATATGTAATGTATTGCCAATTTTCCATCCAATTGACTTCTCGTTCTAGATCTGGAAATAATTCAAAATACTGAGATATTTTATTTAAAGCATTAGTTTGTACTTGCCTTAAAAATGTATAATGTTCAGGTTTTGTAAATTCTAATTCAGGATTAAATCGTATAGGTCCATTATCATTGTAAACAGTTTTCTTGCTATCATTTTTCTTTACATCATCAGTAGTAACAGCTTTAGACCAATTATCTACATCTTGATTCATTGATTCGATAATACCCTCAGGAACTGTTAAACAATTTTCCCAAGCATAAACACCTTTAACAACTTCTTTAGGATTGCCATCTATCCAAAGATTACTCTTCTTCATAAGCGTCATAAGCCGTAATTTCTTTAACTTCTACTTCCTCGTCATCTTTTTTAAAAACTAAATTATACCAACCTGCATTTAGCTTGATGTGATCTGTGTAAAACCAACGGTATATTTTTTCATATTGCATAAAGTGTTGATCTATTTTTATTTCAGGATCACTAGGATTATCTAAGTTCTTTTTCCAAACTTCCATAATGTATTGTGGAAGATCATTTTGATCAACGAAGTCATCTACATAATTGTATGAAATGTAATCTTTACTAGCTACATTTTTTTGAACTCTTGCAAATTGATATTCAGGTATTTCTACAAATTGTGCTTTATCAGGATCTGTAACTAATCCTTCTAAACTTTTAGACATACCACAATGAACCTCATTGGTTTTATGTTCCCATTGATCTTTGTAATCTGAAACAGATTCACCTTTAGGTATGTAGAATATATATCTCACTGCACCTCCCTTAATATTATTAAGCTGTGAGTGTTGCTTGAATATTGAGCTGTTCTTCTAGATAGTCGATTGTTGGTCCAAAAGAAAGAGAAAATCCCTCTTTGTAACCATCTACATCAGCTAAAAATGCAACTTCATCAAAAGCATCGATATCTTCACCTAATTTAAAAAGACAGTTTGCAATTGCCTTTTCGCACATTTGTAAAGCGTCAGCCTTTTCAGAAGCTAATGCCTCAGCACTTATGTTTATATCCATATCTTCTCCTATAGTGTAAGATTTACCTAGTAAGTATAGCACGAGATACTCTCGAATATCTCTTTCAGCGAACTCACCTGCCATAGGAAATTCAGCCTCTGCTGGAATATCCAATAGCAATGCTTCGCCTTTACTATAAAATATTTTAAATTTTTCAAATGATCCTTGATCAGTTCCGTCATCACCGTCATCAACTGCTAATGGATCCTCGTCTTTATCAAATACTGTTGCACCTGTCATAGTTATATCCATAGGACACAACATATTCCAATTACTATCAGTAAATACATAAGGACTATCATTTTTTACATAAAACTCTGTATATGGTGCAACATTTGTATTTATGTCCCACACATAACCAACTTCATAACAGTATTCACATAATGGGCTGTTTTCCATTTTAAGAGGTTCACAATACTCATCGTTGTAATCAAATATAAAGTCTTTTCGTCTTATATAAAAAGAGAATTGTTTAGCTGTGTTTAGTTCTACATCAACATAGCCAAAGTTACCTTCAGAGGTAAAATCTAGTTTTTTTCTTGGTCCATAAGGAAATATAAAATCTATAGTGTCATCAGGTAACAAGTTCTCGTGTGTGTCATCTTTGAAAGTACCAGGAAAATAAAATAAGTTCCAGTTATCGTAATCTTGATCTTCTCTACTGTAGTAGATTCTTACAGTAGCCATGTTAAACCTTAAATGTCTTTACAGTACCGTCTGCGTATCCTGTTACATCTGTAGCTATACCTGTTAGTGGTAAGTCTTGAGAAACAATAAAAATAACTCCACCACCTGTAGTAGATTCACCACTAGCCTCTATAGTTCCATATCCTTGTAACCTTCTAGCACAAACTACTACCACACCACCACCATGATTAACGCTGTCACCTGCGCCACCTTGTAAAGCTGAAGGGGTAGTTGATCCTGCATGAACAATGACACCTGATATAGCAATGTCAGGATGATTAAAGTATTCAGCACCCTCTGTTGGTACAGTAGCTGTGTAACCATTACCATTACCACCAAGAGAATCTGTAACGCTTTCAATAGCGCCACCTCTTAATGTTCCTGATGTAGATACGCCACCAATACGACCGATAATAGTATCTGCTTGATTTGCTGATGTAGTAGCCATAGCTAATACATTTCTTACAAAAACTCTATAACCTGCTGTATCTAAAGTAATACCAGGATCTATTGTTAAATTGTTGTAGTACATATCTCTTGTTAAAGATGTATTTGATGATATGGTAATATTTCCGTCCATACCAGATCCATATATGCTGTCTGGTATAACATCAAATGATTCGTAGTCTGTCGGTATTTTACCTATAAATTGTTCACTCATATTAAGCCCCTGGATCTGTATTATCTGCACCTATGTTATAAACTGTTACCACTGTTCCTGCACTTGCTGTACCTGTTCCACCTGTTCCTGCTGCTGCTGCTAAAGTCAAACCTGATGGTAATGGCTTAGTTCCTGAAACAAGTATAACAGTTCCACCTCCAGCATTGTAGCCATCTGTAGCTGTCCCACCAGATCCACCTGCACCACCTGGATGGTAGACAGTTGGATTTGTGTCATTGTTAGTTGGATTTGTTCCGTAGTTAGTTGGATTAGAACCATAGTTAGAACCATAGTTAGCACCGTAGTTTGTTGGATTAGATCCGTAGTTAGTTGGGTTAGAACCATAGTTTGTATTTGAACCATAGTTAGTATATGGATGCCAGTGATTGTAATGATAGTGATAAGTACCTGTTGAGTAGTTATTTACAACAACTGGATGCCAGTGATAATGTGTATGAGGATTAGATCCTGAATAAGAGTAGTTGCTTGTATAAGAATAATTATTTCCTGAGTAAGAGTAGTTGCTACCAGGATAGCTATATCCGTAGCTATATCCATAAGAATAATTGTTTCCTGAATAAGAGTAGTTATTACCAGGATATGAATAATTATTACCTGGTGTACTTGCGTCTGGTGCTGGAGATCCATCAGTTCCTTGTGTAGCTGATGTAGAGTCATCGCCGTCAGCTCTTACTGTTCCATCTCCTGAAATAGTTTTTGCACACACTACTACAACTCCACCACCTACTGCGCCTGTGCCTGCTGAGGCAGCATTTCCTGAACCACCTTTACCACCTGCTGCACCAACTGTTTGGTAATCACCCCAGTTAGAGTCGCCACCATCAGCACCTGCTTGTGCGTTTGCTGTAATAGATCCATCGCCTGCGCCAGATCCACCACTAATAAATTTATACCCACCACTATCTACATCAAATTTTCTACCTTGTATAGCTACTGATAAGTTGAACATTTCATTTTCACCAGCAAAAAACTCATTACCTGAGGGGTGAGATCCTGATTGTTCACCTGAGGCACCACCTAAAGTATCTGTTGCTGCTGTACCTTTAGCAAAACCACCTTTAAGAGTTCCTGTATTTGTTTTGTTTGTAAATCTACCAATTCTTGAAGTTGAGTCTGTAAAAGTTAAAGTACCACGAACAAATACACGATAACCATTTGTATCTAATGTACAAGATGAATTAATTGTAAGATCGTTGTAATACATATCTCTAGACAGTGTGGTGTCGGCTGTTATAGTTACATCTCCGTCTTGGCCGTAACCGTAAACTTCATCGCCACCTAACCTGTCCAGAAAGACTGGTTCAGGTATTTCTATGTAAGGCATTAGCTAACCTCTACACCAGATACATGTATATTCACAGAGCTTGCTGCTGAACATAATGCAGCTACTGAAGCACTAGCAGGTATAACCATAGCTAAGTCAATAACTGTAGTTGTATTTGCTTGAACAGTAACATCACCAAAAATGATATGTTGATCACCAGTAGTATCTCCTGATGGAATAACTTTGATCTCCACTGTTCTGTCAGTTGCTGTATAGTTAGCCAACATAATTTGCTTGATAATGCACTTATTAGAATTGCTGAAAACTTCTGTTTCAGATGTTCCTAATGCAGTTACCTCTGCAAGTTCTGCTGCGTTATATATAGCCATTTATTCTCCTATAATCCCATCCATACCAACGCCTCATTAGTGAAGAGTTGTACTGGATTAACTTTTACCATTGCACTAGCTGAATTGTCATAGATCATAACTAAATCGTTATCTTCATCTATATCAATGCTTGTACCATCAGTAAGTCTTGTTGCGTCAATTGAAATGTCTACAGCACCTGAAGTTGCACCACCTGAAATACCAGATGTAGTGCTTGTGGTAACACCTGTAACATCACCAATATCTAATTGTATCCATGAGCTTGAAGTTCTTAGCTCTAAACGATCATCATCAGTATTGTATATAAGCATACCTTCAGTTGCTGATGTAATAAGATCTCTTTCTGCCTCTGTATAAGCAGGTATTAATGGACCACCATCTACATGTCCGTCTTGAAATTCTGCTAGACCTGTAGAGTCAGATCCTGTCATTTTTACTCTTAAAAGTTGTTGTCTATCAGCCATATTTATTTACCTTTTCCTAAATAATTTTCTGGATCAAACTTAGAGTTTACGATTTCTCTAAGCGTTTTCCCACCACCATTATTATATTCTAAACTTTTATGATCTATGGCTTTTAGCTCTTTCAAACAAAAAATAAACCATACGCTAGCCCAACCTATTGATAAACCTGCTAGAAATGATATAAATACTTCCATTATGTATCTCCTAGTCTTGTAAATGTTACAAAAGTTCTATTTTGGTTGGTGTCTCCTTCTATTTCGCCACTGTTATTGAAATATTGAAATTTGACCTTATGATTTGTTAAATCTGTTATATCTAGTACTGCTGCTGTATATGCAGTGTCTCCATTACCACCTTCTTGAGTTATAGCTCTTGCTACAGGTGCTTGAGTGCTGAAATTATCATCTGAAGTTATAATGTATAATATATGATGTGCAGATCCAGCAGTACCATTTTGACCTTTAACTACTGCTTCTACTTTATAAAAACCTGTTTTACTAAATGTAAATATACCAGAAGATTCTGATACATTATTACCAAAGTTTGCTTGTAATGTGCTATCTGGAACTTCCCAACCTGAGGTTATGTCTGTACCAGCACCAGTAGTAGTTTGATTTGCAGTTAATCTAAATTGTTGAACGCTAAATTCTACACCATTTGAATAACCAGCTAAGTCTTTACCATTTGCTTTGACTTCACCTGTGCTTTCAATAATAAGTCTTTCAGTTCCAGCAGTAGCCATCTTAATTGTGTCATCATCAGTAGTATCTTCTACTTTAATGTAAGTATCTGTATCGCCATCTCTGAATACTGTTGCAGAGTTTGAAGTCCCTACAATCTGGATAGGATCAGAAGTACCGTCTGCTAAAACAAGATCAAGATCAGTAGCTGATGTTCCAACATTTGTAAATTGTATAGGATCCGAGGTACTGTCAGCAAGTGTAAGTGGTAATTCATCATTTACGCTAAAGCTGACTGCTGCTGCAATGTTTGATTTTTGAACTTTCTTTAAAGAACTAGCACTTACATCATAAGTAACTAAATAATCACCTTCAGCAGGGGAAGTATCCTCTGTTAGATCTGTAATTGCAGTTGCTTGTATATTTGTTGCCTCACCCTCAAAAGTTCCTGCAACGAAAGTTTCAGATCCGACTGTCCACTTATCAGTAGTTTCGTTCCAAATAAGTGTCTTATTAGTATCGTCACCTCTCTCAATTTCAATACCACCATCTTCACTGGCTGAACCAGTAGCATTGGAATTAAGAGTTATTGTATTATCTGCTAGGTTAATTGTTTCTGTGTTGACAGTAGTTGTAGTACCAGAAACAGTTAAGTTTCCACTTACAGTCATATCATTAAAAGTTACATTGTCAGTAGTACCAACAGCCTGTCCAATACTGAACTCACCAGATCCACTAAGTGTTACACCTGTACCACCTGATAAGTATGATTGAACTCTTGCATTTGTATAAAAAAGATTGGTTGATCCCTCTGTAATACTATCAGTATCAAATTCAGTAAAGTCAATAGCTATTGTTCCTGAAGTATTAGATATTCCAGTTCCACCTGTTATAGAGGCTTGCGCTCTTGCGTCTGTATAATAAAGGTTTGTCGATCCTTCAGCAACATCATCAGTATCAAGTGTTGTGTTAACCCAGTTAGTTCCGTTATAAACAAGGAGATCATCAGTTGCTAAAGAAGTTAATGTTACATCTGTTAATTGTGATACTTGAGAACTTGCGTCACCAGGTTCCCATTGTGATCCTGACCATTTAAGTGCTTGACCACTTGTAGGTGCAGAAGTAGTAGTATCTACATCTGATAAGTGATCAATTGATACAGTACCTAGATCTATATCTATTTCATCGTTAGAAGTATCATTTGTAACTGTAATTTTCGTTGATCCAGCATTGATACCTCTAAATTCAAGATCTTCACCAGTTTTTTGTTTAAATACACCGATACCTGCAACATTTGAATTAGAAGCTGTGTTTACTTCACCAGATCCAGACAATCCTGCAAGAGATGACAATACAAAACCACCTGATGTATCACTATAACTAATGACTTTTGCGTCATCTGATGATGTAGGATCAGCAAATAATATATCATTTAAGTCATTTACATTGGCAGCAGTAATTCTTGCGTCTGCTCTAGCATTAGTGAAGTATAAGTTAGTAGAACCTTCAGACAGATCATCTGTATCTTTTCCACCAAATGCAGTATCAAATCTAGCTTGTGTGTAATAAAGATTAGTTCCTTCCGATAGATCTGTAGTTGATTTCCCTGTAAATGCTGTATCAAATCTGCTTGTTGTGTAATAAAGGTTAGTGCTACCTTCTGGTACATTGTCTGTATCGATATCATCTATAACATCAAGTGCTGCTTGAACTGTTGTCTCAGAAGTACTTAATATTCCAGCAAAGGCTGATGTATCGGTTTGGACATCTACT